GCCCGATCCGCCGACGCTCACGAGTCGACAGGCCATGTGGTGGAGTTGCTTCATGGACCTGACGACGGAGCGAGCGATAGGGATGACCGAGGGTCCGATTCCCTGGTCGAGCATCGCGGCCTACGCTCAGACGTTCGGGTACGACCTTGACGATCTGAACCAAGTTATGCGGCAACTCGACGACGCATACTTGAAGCACATGGCTAAGAAAGTTGGTCAGCATGATCAGGCGACGCCGAGCAAGCCGCGCAAAAACCCTCCGAGGGCTGGCAGATCGCATGCTCGCAAGGTCTGAGCGAGTCGCTGACTACGCCAACTTCGCCAAGCAAGTGACCGCTACGTCGATTCTTGAGTCGCTGGTGATGGCGACTCCGGTCGATACGTCGAAGGCTCTCTCCAACTGGCAGCTTGCCACGACGAATCCTGTGAACCATCCGATTGAGGCTTACGCGCCCGGACGGTACGGCAGCACCGCTGCGCTGTCCATGCTCGCAACGCTTAGGGCCGGCGATGTGATCGCAGCGCAGTCGCGGCCCGGACAGGAGATCGTGATCTCCAACGTCGTCGACTACATTCATGAGCTTGCCTACGAGGACAAGAGCTATCAGGCCAGCGCGGGCTGGGTGGAGCGCTCTGTTGTGGCTGGCAAGTGGCGCGCAGTGTCGAAGCTCAGGGCCACGAAGGGACTGCTCTGATGGAAGATCGCATTGATATTGTCGTAACCGACAGGATCGCGCCGTCCATCGAAGGGAAGCTCTTCAACATCGCGGCGGCGGCAGAGCTTTGCGATGACGCGTTGATCAAGCTGCGCGTCGCCGTGGGCGAATTGCAGAATCCGTTCCGTATGATCAATGTCGTTCTCAGACGGACCCCACGTTTTCTGCGAGAGGTGACCGCCGAGACACAGTCGCTCAACAAGGCGCTCTACACCTACGAGCAGCGCACTCGGAGGACGACGACGAGCGTGCGCAAGTTCACGTCCGCGCTGAAGAGCAACTCGACGGCTGCAGCTGCGAACTCCAATACGCTGGTCATGCGGCGGCGAGGTGCGACGGCTGGCGCAGCGGCGGCTGCGGCGTCCACCCCGGCAGCGCTCGCTACGACAGCAGCTGCGATGAAGAAGACCGAGTCAGCGGCGGTGAGCCTTGGCGGTGTACTTCGCGGGATGTTCTTGACGTATTTCGCATTCGCTGCTGCTGAGCGTATCCTGACACTGGCGGATTCGTTCACTGAACTCAGTAACAAGATGCGCATCGTTACCGCCGAAGGAGAAACGACATCGGAAGCGCTGCAGAAGGTGTTCGCTGTGGCGCAGCGGTCGCGCACGTCCCTCGACGCGACAGTGACGCTGTACCAGCGGCTGTCGCTCGCCATGCGGCACCTCAACGTCACTGCAGACGAGGTCGCGGAGGTCGTGGAGACTGTGAGCAAGGCGCTGATCGCCGGCGGTGCCACAGCCCAGGAGACGACTTCTGCGGTGCGGCAGTTGTCGCAGGCGTTCAACAAAGGCAAGGCTGACGGCGACGAGTTCCGGTCGATGATGGAGAACGCGCCACTTCTTATGGATCTTGTGGCTGCGGAGATGGGGCTCGCGCGTCACGAGCTTCTCGGCCTCGCGGAGCAGGGGAAGATCACTGCTGAGGTGATGTTCAATGCGTTCTCCGATGTGAGCGCTGTGCAGCAAGACTTCAGCAAGGTCAACCTAACGCTTGGCCAGTCGGTCACGCGCCTGAACAACTCGTTGACCATGATGCTAGGCAAGATCAACGAGGCGAGTAATGCGACGTCGACGCTCGCTCAAATCATCGATCAGTTCGCAAAGAATATTGAGGTTGCGTTGCCTCTTGCCGTCGCTGCTATTGCTGGATTGATCGGTGCGACTGTGCCGGCGGCTGCGGTTTTCACGGGTATCGTGGCGAAAGTTTCGCTGCTTGGGGCGGCGCTTATCGCTACGGCGAAGCTGGCAATCGAATTTTACAACTCGCTGACCGGAAACGATTTTAATCTTACTCAGGTTTTCGGCTTCCTGATGGAGAGCATCTATTCCATCGATCGCGCGATCAAGTCCGTGGTGGACAAGGCGCGTTCGCTCGGTGACGAATTCGCCAAGATCTCCGGCCTAGCGTTCTTCTCTTGGCTCGAACGGAACGAGCGGGGCGGCGGGCTTGCGCTGGACAGTACCAGCCAGATGCAGCAGATGATCGCCAATTCGCGAAGCCAGGAAGAGTCCGATCCGTTTGCCCTTGCCGAGTCGAAGTACGGCAAGGAAGTGGCGGACATGATGCGCTGGAACAAAGAGCGCGAGCGTATGACGGTGAGCGTGGAGAACGCCTTGGTCCCGACGGCACGTCTTCAGGAGGTGCAGAAGCGGCTCAACGCGGCCAAGGAGGCGGGTTACGAGGTCGGGGCGAAATTCCGCGAACTGGTGGAGCGACAGGTGCTCGTGGACGAGCGCGCGGCGCATATGAACTCGCTGCTCGCGAGCGAGTACGACAAGCAGCAGGGGTCAGTCCAGCAGCTGTCGGATCGTGTGGAAGCGCTGCACCTCTTGTACACCGAGACCGGCGTCGAGGCGTACCGTCGAGAAATGGAGTCGGTCAACGACGAGCTAGAGAAGCAGCGCAAGATCCTGCACATGACGTCGCAAGAGTACGCCAGTTATTTGGCCAAGCTCGCTGAAGAAGAACGGCTGACCAAGCTGCGAGAGACGGTTATTTCTCGCACGACTGGCGCTCGTCGCGATTTGCTGGACATGATGCGGATCACTCGTGAAGAGATGGCCAAAGACATGGCCAACGTGAGGATCTACGCGAAGCTCCTTCAGTCGCTGCAGTCCCAGCTAGAAGCTCTGTCCAGTCTAGAGGAGGACAGCACCAAGTCGCCGCGCAGGTCGCGCGGGTCGTCGACCAGCGGCGAAATCGGTCCTTACGCTGTCGCGTACACACAGCGCTTGGCAGCGGTGCGTGACATGTCGCAAGAGCTTCGCGGGGAGCAGGACGCGCTGAACGAGTTGTTCCGTCAGGGTGCTCTCAGCACCGAGACGTACCGGCAGCAAACGGCCGCTGTGACGGCTGAGATCATGCGGCTGAACATTCGTACCAAGGAGGGCGCGACACTCGTCGATTCTTGGAACCTCGCGTTCGCGACCTTAGCTGCAGAACTTCCGGTCATCACGGAGGAGATCGCCTACGTCTGGACCGACGCGATGCAGCGGATGGCCGATGGCACCGGTGCACTGATCGCGGAGTGGGCGGTGTTCCGTGAGAGCATGTCGTTCATCGACATGTTCCGTCAGGTCGTGGCGCAGATGATCGAGGCGCTGGTCTCGCTTACGGCTCAGTACATGATGGTGGGTATCGCGCGGCAGTTCGCTGGGTTCTTCGCTCCAGAGCCTACGCTCACCACTGGAGCCTCCAACGGCCTTGCGCAGGAACCGGCCTTGCCATTCCTCGACATGGACACGTTCGCCGGCGGCGGCTTCACCGGGTACGGATCGACTTCGTCGCCGGCCGGTGTCGTCCACGGGCAAGAGTTCGTCGTGAACGCGCAAGCCACAGCACGCAATCGCGGAGCGCTGGAGGCGATGAACGCCGGGCACTCGATGATGCCGAACATCGTCATCAACAACAATTCGTCTGCGTCGGTGCGCGTCGACAGCGTGAGTCCCGACGAGATCCGTCTGATCGCTGAAGACGTGGTTACCAAGCGCGCAGGTTCTGTGGTCGCTAGAGAGATCGTAAACCCGAACAGCAACGTCTCGCGGTCGCTGCGGAAGAGCACCACCGCGCGGCGCCGAGGAGCTTGACGATGAGCTATCTCGCGGACATCGTGCATGACGAGGGCGTGGAGCTACTGAAGACTGTGGCCGACGCCGGCAACCTCGACCTGTACATCTGCTCGGCGGACTCGTCGACATTCACCGAGGCGACCAGCACCTACGCGCTCGGCAACCAGACGGACTGCACGGTGACCGGCCCGACCGCAGGCGACACCAGCGGACGGAAGGTCACTGTGGGTGCCGTATCTGCCGGCGACGTGACCGCCACCGGCACTGCCTCACACGTCGCGCTGGTCGATTCTTCGATGTCGATCCTTCTCCTGTCCTTCGCCCTCGACGCTACGGTGAGCGTCACGTCGGGCGAGACCTTCAGTCTGACGTCGTTCGACGTCGAGAGCCAGGATCCCGTCTGATGGCTGCTCTGACCGCCCAGGACGTCGCGTACAGCTTCGCAATCGAGGCCCCGGCTCTGAACTCGACCGTGGGCCTGTCGTCGCAGAGCGTGGCGTACAGCCTCATTGTGGAGGCGCCTACGTTGTACGTCAACGAGGCAGAGGGAAGTCGGTCTGGCTTCATCTCCCTGTATCCGGTGCGAGAGGGCTACAGCGTGAGCCCCGTGCCTGATTTCGAGATCAGCGACCTAGACGTTCCTGTCGTGTTCCTGGGCCAGCGCAAAGGCCAAGAAGTCTACCGCGTCAGCATGACGTTCAAGGAGACGGAGTATTCGTCGATCCAAGGTGCGATCAACGTCGCGATCAGCGGTGTACCTTTCCAGATGCGGCTGAACTTGCACCACTACGTGGAGCCTACGGGTCATTCCGTGCCCTACGACTTCCTTGACTATCCAATGTGCCACTGCTGGCTTGTCCCCGGCACGCTCGAAGTAGACACGGCGCATGCTGACGAGTATCGTCTTTCGATGCAAGTCTACGCTGTGCTCTCTACCACGATGGAGCGCTGAGATGCCGACGATTACGAAAGAGCCGACAGTCGCGCAGTATCTGACCGCAGACATGGACACGCACACGCTGCATGGCGTGGGCGGCGGTCCGCCGCGCATTCGAAAAGATCGCGCGTCGCAGCGGCCGAGGGTCAGGCTGTCGTGGAACTGCAATGCGCTGGAGTTCGCCGTACTCGCTTCCGCGTATCGAAGCGAGCGGCACGCGATCTGGTACATCACGTTCTACTATCACATCGGCAGCGGATACGCGCAGCACGCGTGCGTGATGGTCCCGGACACGTTCGAATGGGTGCCAGACGGCGCGCGGTATGTCGTGACGGCTGAGTTCATGCTGGAGGGTGAAGTGCAGTGAGCACTTATAGTGAGTTCTTCCTGAAGAAGCAGTCCTACGTGATGGAGTACGAAACGGTCGCGATCGCTCACCCGGACATGACTCAGGCGTACAGGCTGGTGCGCAACGCTCCTGACGGCATCAACGCAGGCGGACAGGACTACACCTACGCGCCCATGGCGATTACCCCGAGCGGCACGAAGCTCGACCTCGATTTCGGCATCGAGATCGTCATCGCGGACATCGGCGCGATCATCGCGGAGGAGTTGAGCGTGGTGCGTGCGGCCGGTGGCCTGCTCACGCGGCCGGTCGTGGTCTACCAGACGTTCGCTTCGAACGCCCTCGGCGCCCCGCTCGTCGGGCCGTTCAACTTAGAAGTTGTCGAATTCTCGCTCACGAGCCAAGGAGCCGCGTTTCAATGCAGGCCCATGACCATCAACAGGAACAAAACAGGCATGCTGTACCTTCCTCGGTTGTTTCCGACATTGGAAGGTTTTCGCTAGCGGCAGTCTACGACGAAGACGCCTACCACTGCGTCCACTATGCTCTGGACGTTTGGTGGGAGGTCACCGGCGAACGCCTGCACGAGCGCTGGCAAACGCTTCTCGGCGGACCGCAAGATCGGCGCGCGCATGCTGCGCTGTTCCGTGGGTTCACTGAGATCGCGCGACCGGAGGATCCGTGCTTCGTCCTCATGAAGGGGCCTCAAGGGCTGCACCTGGGCGTCTACTGTCGCGGCAGGGTCGTCCACCTGCGGAGGACCGGCCCTGTGGCTGATCGTCTCGAATGCGTGGTCGACCACTACGAGACTGTGAGGTACTTCGCGTGAACGAGCAGACGCACTACGAGGGCCCGTTCGGCACGGTCACCACCTTCGTGACCGACGACGTCTGCGCCTACCTGTCCGAGAAGATGCCCAGCTTCCCGCGAGGCGGTCGCTTGTTTCACGAGGGGCGCGAGGTCACGCCACGAACGGAGGCCGAGGTGGCGGCGCTGCAAGGGCTGTCTGGCGAGTTCAGGCTTGAAGTCGTGCCGGGGGAAGCTGTCACTGTCGCGCTGGTGGCTTCGACGCTCCTCTCAGTCGGCGTTGGCCTGCTGCTGCGCCCGAGCTTGCCGGACTTCAGTCAGGAGCTAGACGACAACTGGGATCCCGGCTCGCCGACGAACGCTCCTGGCAAGGTCAGCAACAGGGAGCGCCTAGGCAAGCGCGTGCCTGACATTTACGGTCACGTCAAGCACACCCCTGACAAGATCGCGCCGACGTTGATCCGCTACGAGCAAGGGCGCCGCGTGGAGTACAACTACTACTGCATCGGCCGTGGCGAGTTCAGTGACTCTACGTGCAGCCTCACTGACGGCGACGTGCCCGTGCAGGATGTAGACGGATACTCCGCGAAGATTTTCGGCCCAGGCGGCGACATCGGCGACACACCGCAGGTGCTCTTCGGCGACGACTTCGACGTCTTCTCCATGTACCACAAGCAGGTCGAAAATGCGAAGTACGAGGCGCTGCCGCCGAACCCGACTACCAACGGCATGGGACGGTACATCGACTACGAGACCGGCACTCCCCGCGCAGGTATCTACGTCGCTCCGCTCTATCTCGTGAGCGACACCATCGGGCACGTCCGCAACCGAGAAGGTGACTACGCATCTGCGAACTACGATGCAGCTGAAGATTTCGAGAAGAACTTTGTGGTCGGGTCGGTGGTCGAAGTGAATAACGTGGCAGAGCTTGACACGGCGGGCGCAGGCAGCTGGGACTCGTCCACACCGCACGACGCCATCGAGGGGCAGTATGTCGTGACGAAAGTGACGAGCGACTGGCTGTGGCTCGACATCCCCGATGACAAGAAAGCTGCGTGGAACGCGCTGCCGCAGTCAGCGCTGATCGGCTGCGGCCTCTCCGGCAAGCTGCGAGAGCATACGTACACCGCCTACGCACGCGGGCGTGTGGAGGTCACCTTCGAAGCTCCGGGTGGCCTGTACACCACCGAAGCGCAGCACGAGGTCACGGCACTCTTGACCGTGTCGGCTACGTGGCAGCGAGCGGACGGAGGAGGGCCTAGCTTGTTCAACGGAGGGCTTGGCCAGATTAGTGCGGCGTCTCGCAATAGGACAGGCGTTACTGTCGTCATCGAGAACCCGCACTCGGACAAGCGGCCGGTGTTCAAGGTGGATCTCGTCATCAGGCGCTCTGACAACTTCTCGCGACTTACTCCAGGTTGGAGCAGTAGCTCGCAAGGCCGAGTCGACCTTATTGGGATCACCGGGATCATGGACACGGCCCAGGACTCGTACACGGTCAACGACGAGGTGTCGACAATCCTGACCAGAGTGGTCGACACCAGCGAGTCGCGTGCTCTTCGGAACCGTGTGCTGGAGATCGAGACGATCAGGCGATTGCCGGTCTACGGGACCGGCCAGATGGTCGATGCGATCCTGATGGATCAGATTCTCTACGGTATGCTGATCGACGAGCGCATCGGCAAGTTGCCAGCGAGTGCGGCCGCTTACTCGCAGTGGGGCGAGACCATCGTCGCCCTCGCGTCGCACTTCGCTGGCGGTACGGAAGCTGTCGAGTTCTCTTACGTTTTCGACGACGCCAACACGACGTTCGAAGAGATGGTCGCGGTTCTTGCGCAGCGTTGCTTTTGCACCGCGTACAGGTATGGCGCGAAGATCTACCTCAAGCCAGACCTACCAGAGAACACGCCGGTGCTTATCTTCAACGTTAGGAACAAGATTCCAGGCACCGAAGTACGCACTGTAAGGTTCGGGACCGAAAACGACTACGACGGTGTCGTGCAGCGCTACGTGGACAGCGACGACAGGTGGCTCGTCAAGGAATTCACCGTGCCCGAAGATACGATGCCGACGACGCCGCAGGTCTCCGAGATCGTCGGCCTCACTCACGAGAGGCAAGCGCACATACACGCCTATCGTCTCTACGCGCGACAGCGCTACCAGCACACTCAGGTGCAGTTCGAGGCGACGTCCGAAGCGGCGATCCTGCTTCCAGGCGACCTCATCGTCGTCTCTGATGGCACTCGGCTCGGCGTCTACGAGGGGGATCTCGTAGACGTAAGCGGCACCTCGGTCACGCTCAACTACAGCATTACTCTTCCGGCAGGCTCCAGCTACATCGCATTTTTCCAGATGCCCGATGGCACTGTGCTGGCGCGTAACGTGGTCGGGCCGATCGGCGGCACTTCCTCAAGGGAGTTCACGATCTCGGCGCCGTTGCCGGACTCCTCAACCAATCCCGACTTCTACGCGCGCACGACGTTCCTGATCATCGAAGACCCCGGTGATGGAACTGCCGGCGACAGCGAGCGCTTTGTCGTTCAGTCCATTGAGCCCGCGAATCCCGGAACATTCGTGGTGACAGCGAGAAACTACGCGGAAGAGGTCTACGACGAGGACAGCACCTGGGTGTCGTAGTCCAGGTGTAGGAGTCGCCGGCGGTGTCTAGTCTCCCGCCTGCCGGCGACTCCGCTACATTTCGATCTCGCCAACGTCCCCCCAGTTTGGCCCTGCCTCAAAATCCGCGACGACAGGCACGCGCAGCGCGAGCGCGTTCTCCATCCTGCTGCGAAGCTCGCGTAGGAGAAGCGGGTCTACTGTGCTCGGCAGGCTGAAGTCTAGCTCGTCGTGGACTGTCAGCGTCGGAATCCGGAAGCGGTCGAAGAGACCGGACTCCCAGCAGTCGACCATGGCCCGCTTCATCATGTCGGCAGCGGACCCCTGCAAGCGATAGTTCATCGCTTTGTACAAGTACGCTCGCGTGATGTTGGCACCGTAGACGCGATACGCTTGCTCGAACGGCAGCGGTTCCATGTCGTAAGCTGCTGTTGGCACCCACAGCGGGAAATACGTGCGCCTGCCCATGATCGTCGTGATGTAGCCCTGAGCCTGCGCCTCCTCCTGCGTCGCCTTCATGGTCGCGTGGACATACGGTGCGCCGCGATGGTACGCGGAAAACATATCCTCTGCCTGCCTGCGCTCGATGCCGATCTGCCGGGCGAGCTTTGCGATGCCCATGCAGTAGAGCAGGCCGAAGTTGATGTTCTTGATCGGGCCGCGAGGAATTTCCAAGCCGGTCATCGCGAGCACCATGTTCTGCACCATCTTGTGGTAGTCGGTGCGCGCGTCCTCGTGGTAGGCGCGCCGCACGTCATCCGCGCCCTTGCCCGTCGCGTAATGTGCGAGAAAGCGGTACTCGATCTGCGAGTAGTCGACCTTCAGCCACTGCGCGTCGCCGTCGAACGGGATGAACAGGCTGCGCAGCAGCTTGCCGCGCTCCGATCGCGTCGGGATGTTCTGAAGGTTCGGGTGACTCGACGAGAAGCGCCCTGTCTTCGCTCCGCCGTTGTCAGCTTTCAGTTGATGGAACTCGCCGTAGAGCTTGCCGTCAACGTGTCCCTCCATGATGTAGCTGCGGAGGAACGTACCGCTCAGCTTGAGCAGGCGTCGTGCTTCGAGCACCTGCTGCATGGTCGGGTGCGGGTGGTCCTCCAGCCACTTCGACAGAAACTGCGGCTTGCCGGTAGGCGTCCGGCTGTACCGGATGTTGAGCTTGTCTGCGAGGAATCCAAGGTCGTCGTTGCTGTTGACTGAGACGTCGCGTCCCGCCTGCTTGCTCAGGTCGTGGAGAATAAGCTCTGCGTCGCGCACGAATTGGTCGTGCAATTGCTCGGCGCGCTCGACGTTGACGCGGACGCCTTGGCGTCGCATGGCGATCAGAAGCGGAATAAGCCGGCACTCAAGATCGAACACCTCCAGGAGCCCGCGCTCTTTCAGCAGCGGCCACTGCTTGCGCAAGATGAGAAGGGGGAGGGCAGCGTCGCTCTCCGCGTAGGGGCCGACAAGCGCGGCCGGCGCGCGGTAGATGTTGGCGCGCTGTTTGTGGTCGGCCCCGCCGCCGTAGGCCATAGAGCACCACTCGTACAGCGCGTTGCTCGACTTGCCCTCCCCCGCGTACTTGGTCCCGAGGGTGTCAAGGTTGACGCGGCCGCTCTCGGTCAGCAACGATTCTGCGTGCTGCACGTCGAACAGTCGACCACGGACCTCGACACCCATGGTGCGCAGCCACCCTACATCATAAGTCAGATTAGCTCCGACTTTAGGGGTATCAGACCCAAGGGAGTCTCGCAGCCATCCCGCAATTTGATCGACACCCCACGGAGAACCGTTGTCAATCGCATTGCGGATCGGGATGTACCACGCACGGTCTTCTGTAGCCACCGACACACCGACCACGTAGCCGTCGCCAGTTGCCCAGCCCGGCCCGCGCTGCGCCAGCCTGGGGTCGAACGTCTCGACGTCGAACGCGATCATGTGCGCGCCAGCCAGACGAGGCAGTTCTTGTGGCGGCGACCAGTGGCCGTTGTGTGCCGGCAGCATCAGCATCAGTCGGCCTCTTCCGTGAGGCCGAGCTGCTGCGCCTGACCGACCGTCATCGCGGTCGAGATCACAGCGCGGTAGCCGGTGCCGTAAAGCGCCAGTCGCGTGTTCTCCCAATGCGCCAGAGGGCCGCTGAACTGCACCTCCGTGGCACCTTTCTTCAGCAGTTCGATCTGGTCCTTGTAGTACTTCGACGGCGGCATGGCGATGGTGATCTCGGCGCTCGGCGCGCTGTCCTCGAAGGTCGAGAAGAACTGCGTGCCGGCCGCTCTCGAAACCTTGCTGCCGTGGGCGATCTTCTCCAGCACGTCAGCGGCCTGCTGGTTGCCCATCGGCCACACAGGTGCGTCCTCGTCCGACGAGAAGTTGAAGACGCGGGCCAGCTGAGTGTCGTCGTAGCTCGCTCCGTCATATTTGTCGACGCGCAAGAACGCGCCGTCGTCGTAGACGAAGTTGATCTTGCCGTCTGACGCGCCGATGCCGACGAGCTTGCCTCCACGGTATGTCGAGGCGCGCTTGACGGCGACCACAGAGACCTCCAGGGCCTCGCCAGAATTGCCGGGGTGGAACCACTGCGCGACGACGGTGGGCGACAGGTAGCTCATGACGCCGGACTCTTCGAAGCGGATCAGCCGGAGCTGGTGGCTGTCCAGGCGCGCTGCCAGGGTGTATGCGTCCTTCAGTTGCTGGCGCATCTCCTTGGTGACCTTCCACGACGTCGGAGGGGACGCCGCGCCGGTGTCGCCGCAGTCCTGCCACGCCAGCTTAGCGCGCGTCTCCATGTCGACTAGGACCACGAGCCAGTTGTCGCCGTCCTGCTCGGCTTCCAGCTTGATCCCTTCAGCGTACTTCATCTTATCGCAGGCCGCGAGAAGCTGGTCGGCGCGGTAGACGCCCTTCGGCAGCAGGGCTGTCGGCGACGCCGCGTCCAGGCCGGCGCTGTAGGCGACACCGCTCGAAGACACGACGACCTGCGCGCTCTTCTTGCGTCCGGCGATGAGTCGCGTCGCGGCTTCGATTTGCTTGATCTGCGGGTTCAGCTTTCTCCGTGGCATGTTGGCCTCCTAGAAAAGATAGTCCACGACGCGGGGGTACTTCGATCCGCGCCACACTCGCACCTTCGCCGGTTGGGCAAGCTCGTCCCAGCGGCTGATCGCTTCATCTACAGTCGACGGGCACGGCGTGGTCGACCGCAGCGCCCACCACGCCTCAGCCATCCTGCGCGCGTAGCCTTCGTGCTCGAAGCAGACCCACTCGTCGAAGCTCTCTAGTCCGCGATAGTACGTCACGCGCAGAGACGGCGGCTTACCTTTCTTTGAGTGACGAACGTATGTGATCCGCTCAATCTCGATGTCGTGGGTGACTGTGTGGTCGGTGGCCAGCAGATCGTCCTGCGATGCCTCGGTCGACAGGCGCGGGTTTTTCGGAAACTCGTACCCGCAAAAGTAACACTCGCGCGCTGTCGTGTGATTGTAGCAGTCGCACTCTGGACAGATCTTGACCGGCGGGGCTCCGTCCCCTTTTGCTCCGCGCTTCCGTGGGAGCACCGGGTCGTTGACAGGCCCGAGACGCGCCGTGTTGCCGGCGTAGTCGAGCACGAGGCAGTTGCTCTTGCCCGGTGCCGGCCGCATTCCTCGCCCGACCATCTGGACCCAAAGCGACGGCGACGTGGTAGGCCGCAGCATGCCGATGAGGTCAATGGGTGGGTGGTCGAAACCGGTCGTCAAGACGTTGTTGTTGACGAGACACCTCAACCTGCCAGAGCGGAAGTTGTCGATCAGCTTGTCACGCTCGTGCTTCTTCAGTTCTCCGTAGATCGGCGCAGCGGGGATGCCCAGGTCGCTGAGCGCCTCAGCTACGTGAATCGCGTGCTGGACGCCGCTGGCAAAAACCAGCCAACTCTTCCTGTCTTGGCCTTTCTCTACCATGTTCGCAACGGCAGCCCTGGTGAGGTCGTCGACGTCGACAGCGGCCTGCAGCTGGTTCAGCGCGTAGTCGCCCCCGCGCTTCCCGACGCCGTCCAGGTTCGCCTGCACAGGCGGCTTCCACGGTTGGACCGGGGCGAGGTAGCCGCGCTCGATGAAGAAGTCGAACCACCGCACGTCAGCTTGGTGACAGCAGACGTCGGTGAACAGGCCGTCGTCGCACAGGTGACCTTGGCCGAGCCGGTACGGTGTCGCGCTCAGGCCGACGACCCTGAGACGCGGGTTTGCGAGGCGCAGTTGCTCGATGACGGTCTGGTAGCGGCTCGTCTGGTTCGGCGAGAGAAGGTGGCACTCGTCGATGATCAGCAGATCGCGGCGTCCGAACTTCGGCACCGCGTTGGCGACGCTTGCAATCCCTCCCACGATGATCTGCGCCGACGTGTCGCGGCGCTGCAGACCTGCACTGTAGACGCCCACGGGGGCGGACGGCCACGCCAGCTTGAGCTTCTTGAAGTTCTGCTCGACAAGTTCCTTGACGTGGGTGGCGATCATGATGCGTGTGTGCGGCCACTGCTGCAGCGCCTCTTTGCAGAAGCCCGCGATGACATGCGTCTTTCCGGTGCCGGTAGGGAGCACCAGCACGGGGTTGCCGCTCTTGTTGCAGCGGAAGTACGCGAAGAGCGAGTTGACGGCCTGCTGCTGGTAATCGCGCAGGCTCACTGCAGCCCCTCCCAGCACGGATACTCTTCGTCGAGCTTGTCGCGGGGCACAACGCGCTCATGCTTGCGGCACAGCCATGCGCCGTCTTGCAAAGGCACTGCATGGCGACACGACCGGCAGTTATGTGCCAGCGGCGCCCCCGCGTGGCAGACGTTGTGGTAGTCGCAGAACTTGCAGAGCCAGAAGGTCGGGTCATCGCTGAGTCTCGGCGGCGCCTCCTCGCTCGTGATGATCTGAGACGCCTTGGCTAGCAGGTCGGCAGCAGCCGAGGAGTCGGCTCCCACGAGTTCAGCGTAACGGTCGTCGTTGTCCTTGTTCACGGCGAGGTACAGTGCGCCGGGCAGCTTCTTC